CTTTGGCTGGGTTGTATGAGTTTGTGTTGTCTAATTGAAATACTGCGTTAGCAAGTTCATCTGCCATTTCAGCGATTACACCCACAGTTGGGTTTCCGGCAGCTTTTAGAATTGCTTTCTTGATGTCGTCTTTAGTAGCCATCTTTATATCCTTTTCATTAGAAGGTCGAACTGCTTTTGCTTTATGTCAAGGATTGACAAGCCGTTGTCCTCAGCCTCTTGAACCTCTGGCTGTGCCTTGAGCTTGGCTACTACATCTGTAATCAAAGTGGCATTGGCCTCGTCAAGTTCCTCACCGGACTCTAGCTTTAGAAGTGCATCTGCTAGTTGGTCAGGGTTGATGGTTGGCTGTGATCTAACTGCTGCCTCTGTTGCCTTATAGGCTCCAAACGAAACCACGCTGACCTCAAATAATCTGACAGACTCTAGGGTTCTTGTTTGTCCATCTCTTGACCATGAATCTTTGATGACATTGAATCCGAAACTCATCTCGTTGATCACATTGGTTCTTAACAATTCAGCCACATCCCTGCCCCTTGTTGTGTTAGGGAGCTGAGCCGTAACCTTTAGTCCACGCTCATCCTCGACAAGTTGCATAGTGCCACCTCTTAGGGAAGCCAGAGGCTCACCTGAGTCATGGTTCCAAAGAAGCTTGACCTCGTTGCGAGATTGCAAAGAACGCTTGAAAGCACCTGGCGCAACATACTCAATAAAACCACCTAAATCCTCGGATGGGGAATTGAACACAGAGGCGTAGCCGGTAAATGTCATGCCGTCACCCTCAGCCCTGACCTCGAAGTCAACGCTGTTGGTTCTTATCTCTGGCTGCTTAGCTTCAAGCTCAACGCCGTCAATCTTTAGGGCGATTGCTCTCGCAACCTTTAGCCACTTGTCTTTGTTATCCATGCTGTTAGTTTCCTCTGCTCTGATTCTAGCAACAACTGAATCAGCGTAGTCTTTGGTGCGTTCTGCTGCTCTCTTGCTTGGACCTGATCCCCAAAGTAAGTGGGCCACTACACCTGCGGATGGGTAGTTGTCTGATTCTGGGTTTGCATCAGGTGAGTCAAGGTCAACTAGGTGTCTAGCAATCCAAGCAGCTATTCTTATCCACTTGTCATCACTTACGCGACCCTCAGCCATTTCTCTAGCTTCTCTGATTGTCTTAGGAGTTACGCCGTCACCAGCAAGACCTTCCGCGTAATACTCAAGACCTCGGCGAGCTGCTGCTCTCATGTAAGCAGGGGCTTCTTGATTGATAGCCCTTAGCTGGTCATCTATGTCATCATCAAGGTCATCATCATTAGAATCATCAGGTTCCCAAGCGTTGCAGTAGAAACCACCATCAACAAAGTCATCCCAGCGCTCACACCAAGCCTTGTCGCCAGCCTCGTTGACTCGTTCCTCATTGTAAAAGAAACAGTTGCCACAGGCTCTACCCTCTGGGACATCCTCGGCAAGTGCCGGTCTGTAATTGTCAGGTAGCTCTCTAGTTGAAGCAAGCTCTCCACCTGGCTCAAGGTTTTCAGCTAGGGATAGAGCGACCATCTGCGCGATAGCGTCATCTTTTGAGTCTTGGCAGGATACAACCGAGTTATCCTCTTTGACTACTGCCCAGCCTGGGCAATCAGTTGTTTCTGAAATGAAATAGGGCATTACGCTAACCTCGCATTGACTGTAATAGTTCCACCTAGAGATACAGCGGTTCCGTTTATTGTGATTTGTGTTTGAGTCAAAGAAATGGTCTGTGTACCTGAGTCATAAGCAAGTGGGGATGTGGCAATCGCTACTCCCGATGGGCCTGTTGGACCTGTTGCTCCAGTAGCTCCGGCTGATCCTTGTGGACCTGTTTCACCTTGAATACCTTGGATGCCTTGTTCACCCTGTGGCCCAGTAGCACCAGTAGCACCAGCCGCGCCAGCTTCGCCAGCAGGTCCAGTCGGACCAGTAGGACCTTGAGGCCCAGCATCTCCAGTGTCGCCCTTAGCCCCAGCAGGGCCTGTTGCACCAGCAGGTCCAGTTGAGCCAGTCGCTCCGGTATTACCTGTATCACCCTTGGGTCCTGTTGCACCCTGTAAACCTTGTGGTCCTGTGTCACCTGTGTCACCCTTTGCACCTTGAGGTCCAGTAGGTCCAGTTGCTCCAGTAGCGCCTGTGGTTCCTGTGTCGCCTTTATCTCCCTTTGGTAAAACAAAGCTCAAGCTCTGCGATGGGGCTGAGCCAGAAACAGTTACAGCAGCAGCGGTTCCTGTCGTTACGCTTGCGATTGAAAGAGTTGTTGGCTCACCATAGACAACGCCGTTAGTCCAGCGGTTGTTAGGTGCATCCCAGATAAGCGCATCGCCATCGGTCTTGCCGTTAGTCTGCACATCGTGAATCTCGCTAAGGGTAAGTCCACCAGTCATGCGAACAAGCACTCGACCTGAGCTTTGCTGAACTCTAGTCACAGCGGCAATCGGTAGCTTTAGGTTTGGTGCTTGTGGCTTGGTTGCGGTGAATCCACCTGCGACTGCTGGGTTTGCGTAGAGAATTGTGCCTAGTTCATAAGCGGCTGTGTTGACATTTTGGATAACACCATTGGTCTTTACAAAGCCAAAGTCACCAGCAGGGATTACCTCTGCGGTTATTCCAACCATGTATTCATGCGGGACTGAGCCGTTCGTAATAGCAGGGCTGACCTTTACAGTATCTCCAGTAGCACCGGCAAACATTACAAGTGTGAACTTAGGGATAGCAACAGAGTTGCTGTTGTTCTTTACTCTTATGACTTCATCTTGACCAAGGTTTATAGCAACATTGTCATCAAGTCCAAGCCTGACTGTTTCTTGGTCAGCGTTCCAACCAAACCTACCTGGCAAAATGTTAGCTACTGCATTGGTATCAAACTGAATCCAAGCTGGCTCAGAGATGTATTCAACACCTACAAGGTTGTTAGCGTAGGTCTGTTGATAGATGTCAATGCGCGCTGAAGCACTGCCACTTGTGGTTATGTTGGCAGATGTGGGTGAGGTGACTGCTATTACAGCGGTGCTAGTGGTTACAGTTATGCTCAACGAGTGACCTCTGGATCAACAATGATTGTTCCCTCTACAAGTCTTGTGACTACTGAGGCTGGGCTTACCATCTCAAGGTCATAGACATAGGGGCCAGCAAGGATAGCAGCGGTTTGAGTCGCTGTTGCCTCAATCAGAATTGAACCAGCGGTCCCACCCAAAGTAATGCCTGTGCCTGAAGTCAAAGAAAGTGCAGCCTCGGAAGCATCGTAGCTGTTTCTTACTTGCATCCGAGCTGACCAGTTAGTTAGGTTTACTGGTGTGGTTACTGTTCCTGCGGTTGTATTCCAGACAAGGTTGTAATCGAAAGATGCGCCTTGGAACATTGTCAAATTTAGGGTTGCTGGTGCTTGCATTACTCGACCTCATAGACGGATTGTGGATTGGCAGGGTCTATTTGTGAAACTGGCTGAAGCTGAGTGCTTGCTAGTCCGGTGTGTTCAATCGGTGGCAGACCGACTGCGATTAGTGCCTCGGCAGGGTCAAAGCCTGAGATGACAAGTTGCTGAACCATAGCAACACGCTTTTGGTCAGTAATTGTTTGGGTGTCTGCAAGCGCGATGTTAGCGAGTGGCACTCTGTACTGATCGCCTTGCTCTACTGGCTCCATGTCCTCAAGTCTGCGGATGTCGTTGGTTGAGTAGAAACCTGCCTGAGTTCCAACCGAGTAGGACTGGACTCTTGAAGCTAGGTCTGCTCTCAGTAGGTCATTGAACTGGAACTTGATAAAGGCATCGCCTGGTAGTAGGCGTGAGAAAGCAGCCTCAACCTTTTCAGCCAATGGTCTTAGGGTCATAGATACAAACTGAAGGTTGTTCTGTTCAACAGATGCGTAGCTTGCGGTTCCTGGTACGCCTAGCAAGTGCAGAGGCACATTGAAAGCTCTAGCGATTTCCTCGACTGCGAACTTGCGTGACTCTAGAGCCTGAGATGATTCTGGGTCAGTCTGAGTAGAAACAAATTTAGCTCCACCGGATAGAACGCCTGTCTTGTGTGCGCGTCTTGTTCCATTGCGGTGTCTTGCATCAAAGCCGTCAGCTAATTGCTTAGCTTGCTCAGAGGTTAGGTTGCCTGGGAACTCAATAACACCTGCGGCTGATGCGCCCGTTCCAAAGAATCTAGCAGCGTAATCGCTTAGCGCGATGTTTAGTCCTAGTGCTTGCTTTAGAGTTTCTACCCTGCTCAAGCCTTTTAGTTCACCCGGCATAATCAAGTCAACAATGTGTATTACCTCATCGTTGTTTAGGGGTCTTGACTCATCTTGGTAGCGGTAAATCTTGCGGCCGATCCTAGAGCGCTCAATCTCAATCTTTTCAGGATCAAGGTTTACTAGGTTTACAACCTGTCCTTGTGCATCCCTAAAGACTCTGGTGTAAGAGTTGCCATGTACCAACAAGCTAGAAAAGACCTGCTGAAAGAACGCTGCTCTTGTGCTTAGGTCAACATCTGGCTGGTCTAACCAAACTGGTCTAGGGTTCAAAGGGCGGCGTGTTGCACCAATCCTTAGATAAGCCCCACATGGCAAAGTTGAAATGGTGTCGGAGATTAGGCTGACTGCTGAAAAGAAAGCAACAATCTCAAAAGACTTTTTAGTTGTGACATTTACGCCAGCCTCAGATTGTAAACCCCAAGGCTCACCTGCACCCCAAACAGTCTGAAAACTTACAGCGCGTTGTTCAAAAAGATTACCGAGCATTACTTACTTCTTTCAATAGCTATACCGAATACGAGCAAGCCGATACCGAGCAGAATTACCCCTGCTGGTGGATAAATAAAAGAAGCCCCTAGTGCGATGGCAAATACGCCTGTCGCTTGAAGTATTGTCGCTGTCATTACCAACCTAAATAAAGAATTGAGGAGTCAGTTGCTCATCCTCTACTCTACCAACAGTTGCTCTATCAAAGGCTATGACAGCCGCGACAGCAGCGTCAATCTTGCGCGGTGATCCTCGATGTTCTTTTACAATTCTTGGACCTAAGCGGTCAACCTTAATAACTGTGTTGGATAAGTGCCTGGTTAGCGTTGGGTTTCCGTCATGGGTTAGCTGGCTTTCAGTAACAGCTTGGTAGAGCTTTGAGCAAGCTGGGACCATGCGACTAGGTGAGCTTGAGTTGTATTCCACAACAGGTAAGCCAAGGTCTTGCATAGCTTCCATAGTGCGTTGCCATCGGAAAGGGTCACAGGCTATTTCTCTTACATTGTATTTCTGGCAAAATTGGATAATCTCATCCTCAACCTCTGAGGTGCTAACACGCCAGTCATCGGTATCCTCTGGCTGTTTCTCCCAAACCCTAATCAATCCGACATGAGGCAGCTCATCCTCTTTAGGTATTGTGCAATAAGCAAGGGCTGTGCAGTCACCATTGAACGAGCCGTCAAAACCAACGATCACTGGCTGGTCAGGGTCAAGCTCGATGTCTGCATCTAACTGCTCCCACTTGCCAGTTGGTAGCCAAGCGTTTAGCGAGCTTACCCATTGGTTGAGTCGCTTAGTTCTGAACTCTGGCTCAGGTGTTCTATTGACTGCTGAGGCAAAGTCATCCTTAGATACTAGATCGTTGTAGCCAGGGTTAGCTGATTCCCAAGTTGTTTCAAGTCTGTGGTCTGCCTCTGGCTCTGCTTCCCACCAAGACATAAAGAAAGTCGGGTCATCTATCTCACCTGTTGACACGCGCTTGCCGTATTGGTAGAGGCTGTAAGCGATGGAGTCCTGTCCGGTCATGTCTTGCTTTTGACCTGCTGTGGTAACTGCTAGTAGCTGAGCCAGCTTGCCTCTGTTACCCATCGAGAGTGAAAGCACATCAAACAGCTCTCGGTTCTTGTGGGCGTGAATCTCATCCACAATAGCTCGGCTAACATTCAGACCCTCTTTGGAGTAAGCCTCGGCAGATAGCACTTTCATTACTGAGTTGGTTGATGGCACAAAGATTGCATCGCGGTAAAGGGTACACATCTCAGACAGCTCGCTGGCCTCAACCATGCGCTTAGCCTCACCGAAGATAATGCGAGCCTGTTCCTTTTCAGCAGCGGCAACTACAACCTCACCACCCTCAATACCTTCAGCGATAAGACTGTATAGAGCCAGCGTTGACGCAAGGGCTGATTTGCCTGATTTGCGTGGAGTTCCGACTAAAGCTACTTGCGCCCTTAGTCCACCATCGGCATCTCTAGCAAAGATGCGTTTTAC